CTCTAAAATAGGTTTTAACTCTCTATTTAAGAATTTCTGTAATGGATAAATAGCCGTAGATAAAAACAACTTAAATCCGGTTTCTAATTGGTCTGCTGATGAACTGAAACCAGTTCTTTCAGGTAAACCTATAATTGAAGGTGATACAATGTTATGACCTGCTAAAATTTGATGTTGAACCAACTCAAATATTGATTGAAAATAACCATCTTCAACATTTGTCTGTATCTGTGTAATATCTGGTTTTTGTCCTTCTTCACCATAAGAAATAATTACTCTATTAGCATTTTCAGCCCCCATGTATCTATCTTCAATCTTTCTTAAGATGTTATTTTGTTCGTATTCTGAATCCGGGGCTGGAGTGTTAAAATGCACCCAAAGTCCGGCACTACAACCATTTATGATATTGGCAAGGTTATATACAGTAATCTCGTGGTTTAACTTAATATCGTTGATACAAGCAAGATATGATGGAACACCATAATACTCACTTTGAGGTCCATAAGAACGAATATGTACTACTTGTCTATTTGTGTAGTTCATTGGGTCAAACTCACTGAACTCAATAATTGATGAACCCTTCCTCCAATTAGCCCAATCTCTTGAATAAAGATATTTGGTTGCTGGTTCACCTGGATGTTCAGGTTTATGAACTCTCATGTATTTACTTGGGATTACGTGAAATCCAGCGAGCCCTTCTTTTCTATCTTTTCTCCATACAACCTCTAAGAACAAATTACCTGTTACAATCAACTCAAAGAACATCTGTTTAGCAACATCATTGATGTATTGTTTTGAGTTAATCTTATAGTCGTTAATATACCCTGAACCAACAGAGTTATCAACACGGGCTCTAACAGCAGAGTTATGAATTGGTGATGCATCCAATAACATATATAACTCATTTGGAAATAAGTTATCCACACCCCAACTAACAAACGGAGTATTCTTTGATACTATCTCAGTAAATGATGTGATGGTGTTTACACCAAAGTTTAGTTTTTCAATATTTATCATCCTTCGTATATTTTATAAATATCACTACGTCCTGAGTATGTGATAGGTTGTGTTGATGCTGAGTAATTCACTTGAGCAATTGTCTCATAAACTACATCATAGGCAAGATTGGGGTTTGTATTTCCTGATAATGATGTGGATTGTTCCCACACCTTAACATAATACTCACCCTCAATTAAGTGAACATTTGTTTGTCCTGTTGTTGTTGCCCCAGTCAAAAACGCTTGTGGTTGACTTGGGTCTATTGTAATACTAAATAAATCATATCCAGGTGCATATCCTACACTTGGTGGTATTCTGTATGGTACAAGCCTCCAAACCTCTTGTGATAGTTTGTGCTTGAAACTGAATAGGTAACAAACAGAACCAGTTAAGTTTTTGTTTCTTGAACAGGTTGCGTTTGCGTTATTATATCCTTCGTTTAGTATTATCATAATCCGTATCTATCTTTGTTTGCAAACCAGTTATTACTAATTTGTTGTGGTGTTAATGGATAATCCCAAATATTCATAATTGATAATTTACCATTTAGATAACCATATCCATCAATTCTTCGTGCAATTTCTAATGGTTCTGTTGTTGTAAATAATGGTGCTGGTCCTGAACTAATATTACTTGGTGATAATAAAGAACCATTGAAATACCATAATGGTGTTCCACCACTATAAACAAATACTACTTGTTGCCAATCAAATCCATTTGTATTTGGATTATTATTGAAATTATTAACATCTACACCAGAACTATCACTTGATGTAAAATATTTGTAATTATCACCATGCCATAACATATAGTTACCATTTTGTGGTGCTGGTCCACCTGTATATGGTGATTTGGATACAATAATAAAATCACCTGAGTTTGGTTTTATCCAATATTCTATACTAAGATTATTTCCTGTAATTCCTAAAGATGAACTATCAGGTGCTTCACCATATTGAGTAGAACCATCAAATGTTAATGTTCCACCACTTGTTGATGAATATGTTGGGGAGTTATACAATGTTACAATATTTCCATTACCTGAAATATCATACCAACTTGAACCAGAACCAGAGTAGGATAAACTATCACCAGCATCTAAGGCTAATCTATTACCAATCAATGGTTTTTTATTAACAAAGAATTGTACATAACCACCAACTGATAACTCAACAGTATAATTTTGTCCATATCCAGAATATGGTGATGTCTGAACTGAAACTTGGTCAAATGCTTCAGTATAAACAAGAGTTGAACCTGAATATAGTTCAGTTACTGAATCCCAAAGACCAGAACCTGCAGATGCTCCAACAGTATATTTGATTCTATCAAATGGACCACCATATACACTACATAACTCAAAATCAGGGTCAATGTTAAGTTGAATATCATATACATTACCTGGTTTTGGATATTGTATTGGTAATACTGTTGATAATTCTGTTGATAAATAAGGGGTATTCAATGGATAAGTTACACCATCAAATGTAACACTAAAGGTATCACCTGTAAGTGGTAAACCACCACAATATGTATTTGATACAACGATTGGTGCTGTAACAGTATTCCATTTTTTATTTAAGTAATTGTATATTTGTGTTGATTCAGATGGTGTTAATGTTCTATCATAAATAATAACTTCCGCAATATCTTTAGCACCTCTAAAACTACCAGCAACTGCTGAATAGAAAGATAAACCATTATTAGCGTAAGAACCACTAACATAAGTAAATGGTGAACCAAACTCAGCATTATTAAGAATTACATTACTATCTGTTGTATTAGCACTTAATGATATAATATTAAATTGTCCATCATTAGCATCAACAAAACTACCATAAGGTGCTAAATTGGCTAAGAAAGCTCCACCAAGTTGAGGTGATAATGAGAACCTACCAGTCCAGAATCCTGTAGCAAAATCTGCATCTACAAATCTGGCATAACTTGTATCACCAGCATTTTGTGCTCCAACAATAAATACAGTTCCACCTGATATTTGAGGATTTAATCCATAATTACTTCTATATAATTGTTTTGTTGGTGTTAAACTACTAACAACAGCAATACCATTTAATGTCTTTGCACTATATGTAGGTCTATCACCTGAACTTGGTGCTTGTAAATTATATCCATTTCCAGATATATCGTTCCATATATCAACCTCACCACCAATTATTGTTAATGATGATACAACTGAAGCATCATGCCAAGATTTAAGATTTGGAATTGATGCTGGTGTAAATCCTGCCTGTGTTGCAGTTGGTGTAGGTGTAGGCGTAGGTGTTGTTCCTGCTCCTGTTGATGTAGGAGTAGGTGTAAGAGTTGGTGTATTCGTTGGAGTAGGTGTTGGTAATGGTGCTATCCAAGTCGCATAACTATACTTTTGTTTCAAGTAGTTAATCAAACCATTATATTCAGTTGGAGTTAATATTCTGTTATAAGAGAATACCTCCAATACCTCAACACCATGTGATGGTGAACCTGGTGATGTAACACCCCCAACAGATATCTTATTTACAGTTGATGTGGTTGAACCAGTTGTAAATCCTGTTGAGTTTTGTGTAACCGCATAATCAATAAATGTGGTAAGAGTTGTTCCTGTATTACCATAAGTTGTTAAGAATAATGACTCACCATTTTGTATTCCACTAACATTACTTCTTGTTCCATTATTTGCTCCAAATGCTATTGTATTTGTTAACTGAATACCTGCATAATCAGTTGTAGCAATACTTGGAACCGAACCACCAGCATGAATTGCAATAACATTATTCTGTGTGTTTGTTTTTCCAACCACAGCAAAATGTGTTCCTTCATTAAACGGAACTGATGAGATGTTTGCTCTCATTTCATTTAAGCCTTGGAAGTCATACATCGCCTTAAATGGATACAAGTTTGTGATTGTTGAATTGATGTATGTTGGTGGGGTTGCAATAGGTATCAAGTCATAACCATTAATTGACTTATCATCAATTTGTAAGATATCACTACCTGATAAAGTGATTGTACCTGCATCTTGTAAATCATACCAACAGAATAAACCTGCAATACTTGATGGTAATGCGTAGATATTGGTAGGTGTTGGTGTCTGTGTATTTGTTGGGGTAAGTGTAGGTGTTGATGTAACACTCGCAGTAGGACTTGATGTAACTGATGGTGTCCTTGTAGGTGTTTGTGTTAATGTAGGTGTTGCTGTAAAACTTGGGGTAGGTGTTACAGTCACACTCACAGTAGGCGTAGGTGTTTGAGTAAGTGGAAATGGTGTATTACTCGGTGTAGGTGTTGGACTTGGTAAAGGGTCTGATGTAAAAAAAGTAATAATATCATCAATGGCTCTTTGTTCACCAAGATAATCACTAAACTTTTTTCTATAAAATATTCTACTCATTTAAGTTGTTTTCCAATTTCTTTATATATTCATTAACATCAACATTACAATCAGTATCAAAAGTGTATTCCTTGATTCTAACCACTCTATTTTTGTCTTTACTCCATATTACCTCAAAGGTTATTAAACAGGTTTCCAAATCCAATTTAACACTCTTTATCTTATAAATATCAAACTCAATTCCATCTATAAACATATCTTATGGTGTTCCGTAGTATGCCTTTTGGTTTGATTCAATACCAGTTCTATTTGATGTTTGGTCAGTAGCCCACCATATACCTTCACTAAAGAAACCAACATATGGTAAATCATTATTTTGTCTATTTCCTAAATTGATTACTGAATTACCAACATTTGATAATGATGTTGTATTTGTTGTTGATGATTGAGTACCATTTAAGTATGCTTTAGAGTTAGCACTAACTCTTAATACAGTTCCTTGACTAAATGTATCAAAACCAGTTCCAAATGCTCCAACAATAATACTACCAGATTGTATCTGAACTTGATTTGTTGCAAAATCATTTTGGAAATTAAGATTACCCCACATTACACCAGTGTTTCCTGTTCCTCTTTTAGCCACCAATGCAATCGTAGTATTTGGTGTTGCTATATTAAATTGTGTTTGGAAACCCAATAAACTACCACCATTAAAGTAAACTGATGGTTTGCTATTCTGTGTTAATAAAGTTCCACCAGATACAAGTATAGGTCTTGTTGTAGGTCCTGTTAAATCTCTACCATTACCTGATTGGTCATACCAAACATCAACAAGTCCACTTGTACTACCTGTAATAAAGTTTAACAATGCTGTTGTATCTAATTCACCTGAACTTGTAAATCCAATATTTTGAGTTGCTCCATCACCAGTCCTAATAATTCTAATAGCATTACCTGAATACGCACTCCTTAACTTTCTTAATGAATAGGCTGCGGTAGCACCTGAATAAGTGTTAAGAATAAATGCTGGTTGAGTAGCAGTTGGTGTAGGTGTTATACTTGGAGTTCCTGTTGGTGTTGTTGTTGCACTTGGGGTTCCAGAAGGAGTTGGAGTGTTTGTTTGTGTTTGAGTAACACTTGGCGTTGGGGTAACCGCAGCAGTCCCTGTTGGAGTAATAGTTGGGGTAGGTGTTGGGTTTGCTGTACCTGTTGGACTTGGTGTAGGTTGTGGTGTAGTTTCAGGTGCTTTATACACATTCATTACAGCAGCCCACACTTGTCTTGGCTGTTTTGACCCCTTTGGATACATCATATCATTGATGTTGGGTTGTCTTCTATACGGATTTGGTGGCATATTATAATAAATATATCAGGCTTAAAGACAAAAGGGGAGTTTTTATTCCCCCCTTGTATCTTGTGTTTTTTTATGATTGGAAAGTAAATCCACCAGTAGTGAATACTGCTGCGATAGTAGTTGTAACATCAACCTCACGGATAGATGTTGGTTCTCCACCAGTCATAGTAAGAGCAGTTGCTCCGTTCAAGTCGGTGTATGCCTGACCTGTATTCAATGAACCAGCAGTAACTAAACCACCATTATCTAAGAATACTAACCAGTATCTGTTGTTGTTATCTTCAATCAAAGCGTAGATTTCATTTTGTGATACCAAATCTACAAAGGTATCTCTTAATTGAGTATTAAGTTTCGGTAAGTTTACCACAATTTCAGGTTGGAAAGTAACAGATTGAGATGTAGTGTTTACACCCAAAGTTTCACTTAAAGAACCTGATTGTTTTGGTAACTCAAACTTGAACCAAGTACCTGTTCCACCGATTGCTGTAACCTGTGAGTTTGTAACTGTGTATCCAGTGATTGTATTACCTGAACCACCTAAAACCCACATGGTTTTGATACCACCTGTAGATGAGGTTCTGCAATCCAAAGTATAACCAGTACTAATAT